CTGAGGATAAATGGCTGCACAAGCCGTGCCTGGACGGGCCCCGGGGCGCACCACGCCTGTTCTATGCGGTCGGCAGGCTGGCCAACGGCGGCTATTCGGTCACCGACCCGATGACGGTGGCCGACATGGAAGAACACCGGGACCGGTTCGCGATGGCCCGCAAGGACGGCAAGGTGGTCGGGCCGTGGGCTGACCATTTCAACAGCATGGGCCGCAAGACCATGCTGCTGCGGTTGATGGCATTGATGCCGAAATCCACCGAAATGCAACGCGCCATCGACAACGACAACAGCGTCCGCGTCGACCTGGCAACCGAGGCGATCGACACGCCCATGCACATCGACGGGGAGGTGATCGACGCCGAACCGCCGCGGGAGGTCATCGAAGTGTCCGCGCCACCAGAGCCACCCACGATCGTCGCGTTGATCAGCCCCGAGCAGTCACGCCGCCTGCACGCGCTGCTCGGCGCCGAAGGTCTGGGCGGGAAGACCGCGGAGGAACGCCAAGCCCGAATCGACTGGCTCTCAACCGCAGTCGGACGAACCATCACGACGTCGAAAGAACTGACCAGTGTTGAGGCCGGCGAAACCATACAGATGCTCGAAGCCGCACAGGCACAACCGTGACCGGCGGCACCCTTCGTGACGACGTGGAACTGTCCACCCTGGCCCAGTTCGGTGACATCGAACTCGCCGAAACCGCCGGTGTTGTTGTGGACCTCGTCATGGACATGCTTTGCGCGGTGCTGATGATCAACCCGGCGGCACTGGACCCCGACCCCGGGACGGGGGAACGCGACTGATGCCCTGGTTTTACGTCGATGACGGCTTCTCGGATTCCAAGCCTGTACTGAATTTGCCAGAACGTTATCGGCTCGCCGCGTGTGGTCTATGGGTGCTCGCCGGGTCATGGTCGGCCAAAGAAGAAACCGACGGGGAGGTTCCCGATGAGGTTTTGGGGCAGTTCGGGCACGGCAATACGATTAACGCCCTAACACGTCACCTATCGTCCGGCCCGGCTCCATTGTGGAAATCGACGGACGACGGTATCCAATTCCGTGGATGGGCTAAATGGCAGCGTACGCGCGCCGAATTGATGGCCAAGCGAGCTTCTGACGCGGCGCGTCAGAAGCGTCATCGTGGGCGCAATGCGCCACCTGAGGCCGCCGACCTACTGACGGCAAACGGACGCGAAACCGACGGCAAACCGACGGCAAACGGACGCGAAACCGACGGCAAACCGACGGCAAACGGACGCGAAAACTATACAGAAACCGGTTCCACCAGCGTAAACGCAGCACTGTCACAGTGTGACCCCGCGCGCGCGGGCGCAGACCCGACCCGACCCTTAACTGTAGTTACGTATGAAGCAGCGTTACGTAACGAACCGCGCGCGCGCGCGGCGGTCCCTGAACTCTTCGACGCGCAGTCCGCCACACCGGCCGCCGAACTCGTCCGCGCAGTCATCCCAAGCGAACACCCACCCGCCGTGCAAACCGCGCTACGCCTACGGGCAAGCGAACTGCTCCACAACGGCACACCCGCCGACGACGTCACCGCCGCGCTGCGCCTGTGGCTCACCAAAAAGCACCTCGGCCCCAACTCGCTCGCCTCACTGGTCTCCGAAGTCATCAAGACCCGCGCCGACCCCACCGTCAACGGCGCAGCCACAACCAAAGCCCTCGGCTACCGCCAGCTCGGAGCCGAACTCATCGCCGAAATCCACGGAGACCAACCATGACCGACCAGCCATCAGCGGCATCCATCGCCGCCACCACCGAAGTCCTCGAACTGGCCTCGCTGCTCGACCACCGGATACCGCGCCCCGACAAGGCCCGCATCCTGGCCTGGGCCAAGCAGGTCGACCGCCACCGCCTGGGCCGCGACGACCTGCTCGACGCCGTGCAGGCGTTCTACGACCGACCCAGCGCGCAGCCGGTCAGCGTCGGCGACGTCGTCGCGGGGGCCAAGCGCATCAAGCGTGACCGCCTCGACCGCGAAGACGAAGCGCAGCGCGACACCCGCCGCGCCGAGGCCGACACCAAGGCCGCAGACGAGGTCCGCGCAATCTCGGCCGTAGTCCTGTCCGGGCGGGTCACTGAAGCGGCCCGCGATGGTCTCGCCACCTGCTACGGCCGGCACGGGGCGATGGCCGCGATCCGGGAGTTCTTCGCCGCGAAAACGCAGGCGCGCAAGTGACCCCCGAGCGCATCGTCGAAATCCTGGCCGCCCACCTCGAATGCGATTGCGGCCAATGGGCCGACGACCTCGACGAGCAGATCGAACACCAGGCCGACGCACTCGCATCCCGGCTCTGGCCCGTGCTCGGGCACCCCGACGAGGTCGACGAGCTTCCGGTCGGGTCGGTCATCCTGTGCGGCGACGGCCCGACGGCGCTGCAGTCGACTCCGCGCACCGAAGGGCAGGCGCCCGGCTGGATCGCATCCGGGTCAGTCTGGGTGCTCACCTCCGACGAGTTGCCACTGCCGTGCCGCGTGCTGTGGCAGGCCGACGACGCATGAACACGGATAGCGATTACTGCCCCCTGCAAAAACGACAGAGCGACGAACACCCGGAAGAGGTACCCATGACCACCCCCATCCCTCCCACACGCACAACACGACCACCCCACGGCTGCAGCGGTTGCGACGCCCGCTGGGACGGATTCAACACCGCGCACTGCGGCACGGGAGGCTGTCATCGGACCTTCACGGGCCTCAAAGCGTTCGACGCCCACCGGAAGGGCTCGCACGCCAAGGGCACCCGCCACTGCGTCGACCCCGCCACCGTCGGCCTCGTCGACGCCGGGCGCGGCTACCCATGCTGGGGCCACCCCGGCGACGGCACCAAATGGTGGGGCGACGCATGACCCCTGAAACGAAATCGGACACCATCGAAATCCGCGTCAACGGCGAACTGTTCTGCGAGTTCATCGTCGACCACATGTCCATCGAAGTCACCCGCCGGGAAGTGCTGCTCCGAGGCCGCTGCCGAGACAACTACGCCGACAAGGTGATGTTCTCCAGTGAGGCGCTGGACCGACTGGGTTACGCCCTGGATGCGTCGGACATCCCACCGGTTCGGCGCACATGGCTACGCCGATGGTTCGGCCCATGACCGCACCCGGTTACTGCCCCCACTGCCCACACCCGCGCCACGACGGCCGGGTATGCGACTTCTGCGACTGCGAGGAGAAACTGAAATGAGCGACCAGCTCGCCATCGGATTCGATGACATCACACGCGGCGCTATCCTCTCGCCAGACCTCAGATACCGCTACCACCTACACCGCTCATGGGGCTCAGGGCCGCGTGTCGGGTTCGCGATGCTCAACCCGTCCAAAGCGGACTCGGACATCGACGACCCGACCATTGTGCGCTGCATGGGATTCGCCCGCCGGTGGGGCTACGACGGCATCGAAGTCGTCAACAGGTTCGCGCTGCGCGCAACCGACCCCGATCAACTCATGGACTACTCAAGCGTTGATGCATTCGGCCCAGACAACGACAAATGGCTAAAGACGATGGGGGCGCTCCCGCTGGTAATCGCCGCATGGGGATCGCACAGGGCTGTCCGCCATGCGCCACTACTGCCGGACATTGAATGGCATTGCCTCGCAATCAATACCGACGGGCAACCGAAACACCCGTTGTACATCCGTGGGGACGCCATGCCGATACGGTGGTCAAACCAGGATGACACCAGGTGACCACCTGCCGGGCCTGCGACGGCCGCGCGCAACTGTTCCTGTGCCGCAGATGCCAAACCGAACTACGTGACATGCTCGAAGCGTATCCATGGTGGCTGAATCGACTGACCGAATCCGTTGTGGGCCAAGCCAAACTGGGCGACGGCGGCAGGCGAACCCAGCGTGTCATGCACGGCGACGACGAACTGGCCTCCCATATCGGGCTGCTACCGAAATGCCGATGCCCCGAAGACGAGGACTGCACCTGCGACCTCGCGACCGCACGCCGTAAACGCCACCGGGCTCAGCTGCGTAAGGCCGCCGGGACGGGACGGGTGAGCGAAGGCGCGGCGGAACTGCACGAGGACGCCGCCAACGTGTTGGGCACATGGGTGAGACACCTGATCGAGTCGCGCGGGGTAAGCATCGCGGAGGCGTTCGGCATCGAACTGCAGCCGGTGGCGCCCATCGGATTCATCGGCCCACTACTGCCCGGATGGGTGCGCACCAGACCCGACGTGTATATCTCCTCGGTGCGCATGGCCCGCTGGCTGCACGCCAACATCAGCGCCATCGCCAACGACGAGGCGGCCGGCGAAATCTTCGACGAGCTGACCGACACCCGCAGGCGCATCGAACGCATGGTCAACCGGGCGCAACCACGCAAGATGCTAGGCAAGTGCCCGACCTGGATCGAGGAGACCGGCCATGCGTGCGGCCGGGAGTTGTCCGCACCCGAAGACGCCACCGAGATCCGCTGCCGCGACTGCGGCGAGAAACACCAGTGCAACCGGCTTCAACTGCTGCTGACGATGGACTCCAACCGCGAACAGATCACCATGGCCCGGGTCCGCGAGATCAACCGCCGCCTACCGCAGGAGTTCCGGATTGCCGAGCGCACAATGCGCCGCTGGGTCGCCGAGAAGAGGCTGCGGCCGAAGGGTCACGACGACGCCGGTGAGCCGCTGTACCTCTGGGCCGATGTGCGTCGACTCAACGCCCGTGACGACGCGGTGGCGCGGTCAGGCTGAGGCGATGCCGAAAACTACAAAACCCGTGGTAGCATCCGGTTTGACCGCATGCGGATGCACTGACGAACCGTGCGCGAATGAGTAAAGCGTGGTCCGGTGGCAGCACTAGGGCATGGCGAGCACTTCGCAACGAAGTACTCGAACGCGACAACCATCAATGCCGACTCAGGTATCAACGCTGCACCGGCATCGCCACCGAAGTGCACCACCTCGACGGCAAGGTCAACGGAGACAACCCGCACCGCTGCGTCGCGGCCTGCCACAACTGCCACGCCATCGAGACACGCGCCGCCATCCGACCACAGCCACAAGCCGCTAGGACACCCGAACGACACCCCGGACTGCGCTGACCTGCGAAGTTACACATACACAGGCCGCTCACCTGCATAAACACCCCCTGGTGGGGACCGGTAACGGGTACTTAGCGGACACCCGGCCGGTAGGTCGCTCGCATTCTGTACACTTTTTGCGCTTTTTCGTCCTAAAAATTTGCCCGACATGGGCGCTTTTCCCGACATGGGAGGTTAGCTGTCATGCCTGGTCATGGCCCGGCGCCGAAACCGGCCGATATGCGTGCTCGCCGCAATGTTGATCCCATTGCGATGCGTGTGATGACACCCCAGGCCGTGACTCAGCCGAAGTTGCCACCGCGGTATGTGGTTGTCGGTAAGGAGCGGGTGAGGCGTGCGTGGCCGAAGCCGACTCGTGATTGGTGGCAGATGTGGGCCGATAGTCCGTTGTCGGACGAGTTCACGGCCACGGACTGGTCGGAGTTGGCGGCTACTGCGCTGTTGCACGCCGCGGTGATGGACGGCTGCCTGAAATATGCGGCTGAGCTGCGGTTACGTGTCGCTAAGTTCGGTGCGACACCGGAGGATCGGGCGCGGTTGCGGATCACATTCGTGACAGCCGACAAGGCTGAGCAGAAACCCCCGGCCAAGCCGCGAACCGACCGGTACCAGGGTTTGCGGGCGACCAGCTAGTCCGGTGTAAATGCCCTGGCGTGGTCCCGAGTTCGATGGCGAGTTGCCGACGCTCGGGTTCGTGTTCCTTGACTGGTGTTACGACAATCTGGTGGTTCCCGATGGGCCGCTGGCGGGTGAACAGTTCCTGATGACCCCTGATCAGGCTCAGTTTTGGCTGAATTTCTATGTGCTGCACCCTGTTTCGGGTCGGCGGGTGAACCGGCGGGCGGTGTTGTCGCGGGCGAAGGGGTACGGCAAGTCCCCGGCGATGGCCGCATATGCCATTTTCGAGGCGCTCGGCCCGGCTGTACCGGCCGGTTGGGACGCCGCAGGGGAGCCGGTCGGGGCTTTGTGGCGGGATTTCGGGTTCAAACCGAAGGTTCAGATCCTCGGTGTGTCGGAGGATCAGACGGCGAACACGTGGGACCCGCTGTTGGACATGATCCGTAATGGTCCGCTGGCCGATGAGCCGGGTGTCGAGGCACTGGAGACGTTCGTCAACGTGCCGCGGGGCCGTATCGAGGCGGTGACGAGTTCGGCGACATCGCGTGAGGGTTTCCGGCCGGTCGCGGCGGTGTTCGACCAGACCGAGGCGTGGATACAGAGCAACGGCGGGCTTCGGCTGGCCGCCGCGGTACGTAGAAACCTGACGAAAACGGACGGGTCGTCGATCGAGACACCGAACGCGTTCAGGCCCGGGCAGGACAGTGTTGCCGAGGCGTCACACAAGGCGTGGTTGCTGCAGCAGGAAGGCAAGCTGCGCAACGAGACGGGTATCTACTTCGATCACCGCGAGATGCCGCCGGACATCGACATCACGGATCGGGATTCACTGTGGAACGGGTTGCGGTACGCCTACGGATGCTCCGCGGACGCGCCATGCGCCCTGGCCGAACGCGGTGACCATCCCGCCCATGAGCCCGGATGGGTGAATCTGGACCGTGTCATCGCCGATTTCTGGGACCCCGCCACCGACCCGTCGGATGCCCGGATGTATTTCGGCAATCAGATCACCTCCGCTTCGGATGCGTGGGTGAGCGCGCAGGAATGGTTGGCGTGCGGCCCGCAGCGCGGCGACGAGCCGCGGGTGATTGATCGGCGGGAACCGATCGTGCTCGGTTTCGACGGATCACGCTCACGGGTGAGAGGCAAAGCGGACGCCACCGCGCTGATGGCGGTGACCGTCCGCGACGGGTACGCGTTCGATGAGCCGTCATGGACGTGGGAACAGCCGGACGGCGCCCCGGACTGGGAGGTGCCGGCCGTCGAGGTCGATGCGACGGTGCGGGAGTGTTTCAAACGGTTCAATGTGGTTGGGTTTTACGCTGATCCGGCGCGCTGGGAGTCCTACGTCGCGGATTGGGAGTCCGTTTTCGGGGCGAAATTGAAGGTGAAAGCCTCTGTGCGGCACCCGATTTCGTGGTGGATGACCGGTATGCGCGGCGTCGTCGTCGCGAAGGCGATAGCGCAGTCGCACACCGCGATCATCAACGGGGAGATGGCGCACAACGGGTCTTCTGCGCTGACTCGCCATGTCCTCAATGCGCGGGTGAAGATCCGCGGCGATCAGAAACACCTGGGTAAAGAGTTTCCCGACTCGGTGAACAAGATCGACAAGGCTGTAGCACTGGTGATGGCATGGCAGGCCCGCACGGATGCGGTGGCCGCGGGCCTGGCCGAGGTGAAGAAGCGGCAGGCGCCGCGCCGAATCTACTGACAGGAGTTAGTGCGTTGGCGTTGACTCCCGATGGCTGGTTATGGCGCTTGGCGCAGCAGATGGATATGCGCAGGGGCCGTCTCGAGGTCCTGCGGTCCTATATGGACGGCAACGCTCCACTGCCCGAGGGTGTGGATGGGTGCCGGGAGGCGTACCAGAAGTTTCAGCGCAAATCGCGCACGAACTTCGGTGAACTGGTCGTCGATGCGGTCGCCGAACGGATGTGTATCACCGGATTTCAGGTTGGCGAACAGGACAATTCGGTGGCGTGGGACATCTGGAAACGCAACCGGATGGCCGTCAAGAGTTTCGACGTGTTCCGGGACATGCTCGGCCTGTCGGCCGGGTATCTGATGCTGTCGCCGGGGCCGCGCGGCGTGGTGATCACCCAGGAGCGACCCGAACAGGCCGTCACCGAATCTGATCCGACGCTGCCCGAGATCGTTCGGGCCGGGTTGAAAATCTACCGCGACGGCCCCGAGGGCGCGGATTTCGCCTTCCTGCACCTGCCCGGGGTGGTGCGCAAGTACCGGCGGCCGTCGACCGACAATAACGGCATTCTCAAGACGTTGCCTTACGCGACCGAGGGTTGGGAGCTGGTCGCGGAGTCCGGCACCGGGCTGTCGTTCGTGCCGATGTTCCCGTTCGACAACCGTGAGCGGCGCGGCGAGTTCGAGACACATACCGATCTGCTGGACCGCATCAACTGGATTATTCTGCAGCGGCTGGTGATCACAGCGATGCAGGCGTTCCGTCAGCGCGCATTCAAGGGCGATTTACCGTCTGAGGACGACGACGGCAACGAGATCAACTACGGGGATATGTTCAAGCCGGGGCCGGCCCAGTTGTGGCAGCTCCCTGAGGGTGTGGACATCTGGGAGTCTCAACCCGGTGATCTGACGCAGATCCTCGCGGCAGCCAAGGACGATGTTCGCGATCTCGCCGCGGTGACCCGCACCCCGATCTCGGTGTTCGTGCCCGACGGCGCCAATCAGACCGCCGAGGGTGCGGCGTTCGCGCGTGAGGGCCTGGTGTTCAAGACAACCGACCGCGCGGCGCGGGCCGGGGCGGTGATGGCGGCCGCGATGGCGGGTGCTCTGGCGATCGAGGCCGGTGAATCGACGCCGGTTGAGGACGTGGAGACGTTGTGGGCGCCGTTCGAGGCGCGGTCGCTGTCCGAGCGTGCCGACGCATCGACGAAGGCCGCCGACCTGCCGTGGCGCACCCGTATGACCGATGTGTGGGGGTTCTCGCAGGAGCGGGTCGACGAGATGGAAGCTCAGCGCGCCGCAGACGCAGCCCTGACGACAGCATCTGCCCCGCCGAATGAACTTCCTCGCGATATAGGCGAGGTTTTGCCCGACACGGGCACCTGAAAACACCCGACACGGGGAGTCATCTGATGAGTGAAACCGAAACAGAACCGGCGGCCGATGCCGACAAGGCCGCGCCGAAACCGGACGCGGCACCGGAAACGCCCGAAAAGCCCACCCAGGGCGAGAAGGACTGGAAAGCCGAGGCGGACAAGTGGAAATCGCTTGCCCGCAAGCATGAGGATCAGTCGAAGGCCAACGCCGACAAGGCCAAGCAGTTCGATGAGATCACCGAGGCGCAGAAGTCCGAACTGGAGAAGGCCAACGACCGGGCGGCGCAGGCCGAGGCGCGCAACGCCGAGATCGAGCTGCGCGCGTTGCGGGCCGAGGTGGCTGCGGCCAAAGGTGTTCCGGCGACGCTGCTGTCCGGTTCAACGCTGGAGGAGCTGGAAGCGTCAGCGGATGCGCTGATCGCGTTCCGTGGCGCTCAACCGCCACCCGATTTCGGTGCCGGTGACCGCGGAGGCGACGCCGGGAAACCATCACAGATGACTCGCGATGAACTGAAACGGCTCTATGCGGCCGGGAAGCACGTCGAGATCGAACAGGCCCGCAAAGAGGGCCGTCTCGACGGGCTGTTCACCAAAACATAACCCCTAGAAGGAGGTTGACGGACAATGGCCGTCGATACATTCATTCCCGAAGTCTGGGCGTCGCAGCTGTTGATCGCCCTCCAGGCCCAGTACGTGTTCGCTCAAGGCGGTGTCATCAACCGCGACTACGAGGGCGAGATCTCGGCCTACGGCGACACTGTGCACATCGGTTCGTTGTCCGCGCCGACGGTGGCCACGTACACGAAGAACTCGACCGCGATCGACCCGCAGACGTTGACCACCGCGGATCAAACCCTGCTGGTCGACCAGTCGAAGTACTTCGCGTTCGAGGTCGACGACGTCGACGCGCGGCAGGTCCGAAACAATGGCGACCTGATGTCGAAGGCTGCGTATCTGGCGGCGCAAGCGCTGGTGTCCACGACCGACGCGTTCCTGTCGGGTCTGATGACCACCGGCGCGGGAACAATCCTCACCGCCCAGGACGTGGGCACCGCCGACGCGGCATATCTGCTCATCCGCAAGCTGCGGGTTGTGCTCGATAAGGCCAATGTGCCCGCCACGGGCCGGTTCCTGATCGTGTCGCCGGAACTTTATGCGGTGCTTCTGGGTGATGCCCGGTTCATCAACACCGCGGCGTATGGGTCCAGTGCACCGATTCTCAACGGTGAGGTCGGCAAGATCATCGGGTTTACGGTGATGGTGTCCAACACCCTGCCGGCGGGCACCGCCGGGACCGGTGCTGAGGTGTCGAACTTCGTGGTGGCGGGTCATTCGATGGCCACCACGTTCGCCGATCAGATCAACAAGGTGGAGGCCTACCGGCCACAGAACTCGTTCTCCGACGCGCTGAAGGGCCTGCACCTGTACGGCGCAAAGGTCGTTCGACCCGAGGCGCTCGCGGTGTGCGATGTGGATGTGACGGTCGCCTGATAGCGGCCCCCGTGGGGGCGGGCCGCCCCGCCCCCCCCCCCCCCCGCCAACAGAAACATCGGCCCCAAGGCCCCCCGCCC